CTGACATTGCGCAGTCCTTTATGGCTATCCGCCGGGCCACCACCGCCAGCGGCAACCGACCTACCTACGAAGCCAGCCGCAGCGAAGAAGCCAGCCACGCAGATTTGGCCTGGGCAACGATGCACGCACTGTTTAACGAACCGCTGCAGGGCGAAGCCGCCAATACCAGCAACATTGTGGAGATTTTCTGATGCACTCAACCCCAACTAACCTCATGACCACCGCCAGCCTGCCTGTAGATCGCCCTTTCTTTGCTTACCAGCATGAATGGAACAGCGGCGCACGCAGCAGAAACCGTGTGCTTACAAAAATGCATCAGGCTGGCGCGGATTTCTTTTTCGCCTACGAAGCCCTGAACGATGCACTGCATACCGGACGCAACCAGATTTTTCTTGGCTGCACCCCGGCATCCGCCCTGACAGTCAAAACCTATATGTCAGCCTTTATAGATCAGGCCGCAACCTGGACACACCTTGGGAAAATAAAATCAGGTAAAGCGCATCTGGAACTACCTAACGGTGCGGTCATTTATTTTATCGGGCCGAAAAGTCTCGCCGCCGCGCTCCATGGAAACGTCTATGTGTCAGAGTATGCCTGGGCGGACTCCCCGAAAAATATGATTGCGCTCGCCAAAAGCCTGTCCATGCACGCGCGCTATCACGCTACCTACTACACCACCCCAAGCCCCAGCCCGGAAGCATGGCGGGAATACAAGAAGCTGATTGCCCGCAACAGCACAACCAGCATGATTTTTACCGCTGATGACGCTGCAGCATCCGGGGCAACGCTCGCAACCGGAGCCGCGCTCTTTGATGATGAATGGCTTAATGACATGAAAAAAGAGTTATCAGCAGAGGACTGGAAAATGCTGTTTATGTGCGAATGGCCCCAGACTGACAAGGAGCAGGCGGCATGAGCAAACGTAAAAACAAGAATAACCGCGCAGCAGTATATCACAACGCAAATTCAGGCGGTGCTGCGGCAGAGGCGTTCAGCTTTGGCGACCCGGTGCCGGTGTTAGACCGACGCGAATTGCTGGACTACGTGGAATGCGTGCAGATGGATCGCTGGTATGAACCGCCGGTGAGCTTTGACGGACTGGCGCGGACCTATCGCGCCGCCGTGCATCACAGCTCACCGATTGCCGTTAAGCGTGACATTCTCAGCAGTACCTATATCCCGCACCGCCTGCTCAGCCAGCAGGCTTTTGCCCGTTTCGTCCAGGATTATCTGGTGTTCGGTAACGCCTATCTGGAAAAGCGCACCAACCGGGTCGGCGGCGTTCTCTCGCTGGAGCCAGCACTGGCGAAGTACACACGGCGCGGCGTGGATCTCGACACCTACTGGTTTGTGCAGTATGGCATGACCACGCAGCCCTATGAATTTACGCAGGGCAACATCTTTCATCTGCTGGAACCGGATATTAATCAGGAGATTTACGGGCTGCCCGGCTATCTCTCCGCCATCCCGTCAACCCTGCTCAACGAGTCAGCAACGCTGTTTCGCCGGAAGTATTACATCAACGGCAGCCACGCGGGTTTCATCATGTACATGACCGACGCAGCACAGAATCAGGAGGACGTGAACAATATCCGCCAGGCAATGAAAAGCGCCAAAGGGCCGGGCAACTTCCGCAACCTGTTTATGTATTCGCCCAACGGTAAAAAGGACGGCATCCAGATAATCCCGTTGTCGGAAGTTGCAGCAAAGGATGAATTTCTGAACATCAAGAACGTGAGCCGTGATGACATGATGGCTGCTCACCGCGTGCCGCCGCAGATGATGGGCATCATTCCCAACAATACCGGCGGCTTTGGTGATGTGGAAAAGGCCAGCCGCGTCTTTGTCCGCAACGAGCTGATGCCGCTGCAGAAGCGACTGCAGGAGCTTAACGACTGGCTGGGCGAAGAAGTGATCCGCTTTGAGCCCTACACCTTAGATATTGAAAACTAATACAGAGAGCGCTTTGCAAAGCGCCCTCTAATTTTCATTCAATACTATCTAGGCGACTAACATTCATTTGATTGAGAAAGTCTCTATTAAAACCGAAATGATACCAGTTGCTAGTATTTCGCTGGGCCTCACCCTCTGTCAGCTTTTGAGCCAAAAGTTTACTGTCATCGATTCCGGTAATAACTGCAATACTCTTGAATCCTCTATGCTGTATTGCTCTTGTAAATAGAGGATATTTCTCATAGTGCCCGGAATACAACAACATTTGCGGGTACCAAAAAATACTTGGATTAATGAAGGATATCATAAGAGCAACAAGATCAGCTTGTTTCAAATCATCGAAAGACACATCATCTCTAGTTGCACTTTGCTTTACTAACTCAGCAACAGGGGAATACAGTCGATAGTTTTCAGGGGACAATTTACTTTGAAGGTAATCAGAGCTTAAATATAACTCACTGTAATTAGCAAACTCCATTCCCGGACTGGTTATATGATCGGGTAGCAAATAAGATGTATGCAGTAATGTATGTACATGCTGGAAAGCTTCAATTTTTATTAAAGCCGCCAAAATATATAAAAACGTTTCATACGCAAAAATCTTATGGGGTAAAAACCATATTTCATTATATGAATTTACATTTTTCGGACGATTTCTAATCGCTAACATTACTTCCATAAACTGTAATAGTGCTTTGGAAAAGTCTTCGCCCTGCGTATCACCCTCAAGTAAAACCCAGTCTGTAATGGCATCCCTAACGGCAATAAGCTCTTTATGAATTTGCAAAACTTCCGCTGCAAAATCTTCAGTAGTTGGGTTTGTTACGACTTGTAGTGAGATACAATAATTTCGGCACACCTCTAAAAATTGCCTTCTGCAATCCTTTAATGTCTGCTTTTGATTTAAGACAGCTGATTTTAAAGTTTGAAATTTTGCATGAATTTCATACGTCGGTTTTGACGTGTCTTGCTCTAAATAAACCGGAGGCTTACCTAATGGTGGCTTAGTAAATTCTGGTTTTCCATAAAGCAACCTGATTAAACGTTCCCAATTATCATTTTCTTTTTCTGGTGTTGAAAAATCAATATAGATTCTAGACTTCAGAAAGATTGGAGTATACGGCTCTCCATTATCTTTGTACTCAAATATTAATGGTATAAATTTGGACTGCGACACGGATGAATATATTTCTTGGGAAATTATCATCGACTCAACACCGACACCATCTTTTCTTAAATCGGCTTTTTCTGAGTATTTTTTATCACAAATAACTAAAACATGCGTAACCGTTTCATCTTGAACCATTCTTTCCATGTAATAATTTTTATCATCCCCTTCTTTCAAGTCATAAATATCTATGACAGTTTCAACTCCATCTGCCGCCAATCGTTCAGCTATATCTTTGATATGTTGCTGATGAGTTTTACTTGACCAACTATAGGATATAAAAACTTTTGGCTGGATCATCCTCTGCCTCCCTTAGGTTTGATGTTTGATTTATATGACAAATATTTTAACAAGTCTAGGGGTTTACTTGTTGCGCGCGCTCGTATCCCCGCCACGCCTGCCCGCTTTATGTAGTGGTTTTCATGCACCTGCATGATCTACGCAAAAGCCCGCCAGTTCTGGCGGGCCTTAGCAAAAACGATCCTCAAACGATCATGCGATCTCATGCGGCATAGACATGCACTACAGAGCTAACGCCTCGCAAGGGCTCGTTGTTCAACCTTGCTGACGCCAGAAGCAAGTTCAGACGCCAGCAACGTTTCTTAATGCAGCCAGCTGTCGTCTTCCCACACCTTCTGCATAATTTTCATCACTTGTTTTCTTTCTTCGTCCAGTTGCAGTCCGGTCAGTTCCACACCGTTAGAGCTACCTTTGCGAATGCGAATTACCGTTTTGGGATACAGGGGGCGCAGATTGCGGTAAAGCTCGGATTCAAGGGCGTCCAGGGTAGACTGGCTAATCTTCTGCTCTTTATCGATCATTATTTCAATGCGCATAAAAGTCACCTCAGCTGATGACATCCATTGAGCGGTTGTATTCGTGGGTTCTGATTTTTGCCATGAGTTCATCAGTCAATTCAGAAACCCACTGCAGAGCCAGCCCCTTCTCTTCATCACTACACTCACTAGCCGCTACAAGCTTAAGAAAAAAATCAATGCGCTGGAGCTTCAAAGACTCCAAAAAATAGTCCTGCATCTTTCCTCCTATGACACCACACGCAATGCTGTATGCATAACCACTGTTTATATTTACAGTATATAATAATCTTACTGATGTAAAACGATTTTTTACGTTCATCAGCCTGATATGCCTGGTATTATTAAGAGCACGAATTGTTAACCCGCGTAATTAATACAGGTTCCGCCACTGATCATCTTCCTGCAAACGCTGGTTCCGATAGAAGATACGCAGGCCTGCTCCTGACGGAATACTGCCTCCGCGAAGGAGTAAATCGACCTCTTTCTCGCTGCCATCAAATCCTCTGGACTTCAGCTCATACACGAGCTGCAGTCGCTGATGGTCTGTAATTCGCTGTTTGTAGTCTTTACGCCGTTTCGGTTTCACCAGGCGTAACCTTGCTGCCAGTTCCCGGCGCTCTTTTTTGCTCATACTGTGCAGGTAATCGTGCAACTCCTTGTCATCCATGCTGGTAATGTCCGTTCTGGGGTCCCCATCAGCTGATTTATCTTTCTCCTGTTGGTTCAAATTTTCAGCAAGGGGACAGTTATTGCCACGAGTCCAAGGGGCGCAAGCGCCCTGGTCGGCTGCCGCCTCCTGAACGTCAACGGCCTTACGAACCATTTTCCACTTCACGGCATGAGTGCAGATCTTGCCCTCTGCAATAGGTGAACCAGATGCCATAAATACGAATGCCGTGATCGCCATAGGCGGTCGGCTCTTCGTTGATTTCATACGCAGTTCTGATGAGGTGATATTTACGGGGAACCAGTACGCCGCCCTGCTTCATGATGTAGGTGGCAAAACAACCAGCATCAGCAGCAGCCAGGATTGCATCAAGGCGCGGGTTATCCAGTACCGGCGCACCTGCTTTTTTGTCACCCTGTTGCCTTGCCGCCTGACCAGCCAGCAATCGCAGTTCACGGTAAGCCTGACGCCCCGGAATGCCAAAGAAGCGGAATTGCTGAACACGATGCAGAGACGCCCAGGCATTCACGTATTCAGCGTTATCACGCAGGGATTTACCCGTTTCCTTGCTGATCTCGCCAGCCAGACCACGCCCGTCAATGTTCTTACTGATATATTTCGCGATGTAGCTTGTCGGCGTTCCTTTGCGCGGGTTAATCAACTCAGACTTAAAGCGCGGCCCCGTGTTATTGCCCAGCTCCTCGCGGTCTTCACGGATGGCAAACTTACGCAGTAATGCAGTGATGGCGCGGCGGTCTTTTTTGCGCATAAAACACAACAGGTGCCAGTGAACTGTACCGTCATGATGCGGCTCAGCCACCCGCACGCCATACCAGCGCAATCCGGCTTTGTGCATCGCCTTACGAAATGCAGCAAACATGCCGACCAAATAATCACTGCTTTGTCTTACCGTCGCATTTGTCCAGTTCGGGTTGGGCCTGCCGTTATTTAGCGTGGAATGGAAACGTGACGGACAGGTGATGGTGTAGAAAACGGCGCAGTCACCGCGCATTTCCGCGATAAGCTCCAGACCTTTAACACAGGCCATCATCTCATTGCGGCGATGCGCAGGGTTGCTGCTGCTGGCGTTTACCACATCCTCCATGTCCAGCGTGTCGCCGTCTTCGTTCACCAGTTCATGAGAACGGAAAAACTCCAGCGACTTACGGCGCTGCTCACGTTTATGCATCACGGCTTCATAGCTGACATAAGGAGATGCTTTTTTGCTGACCAGGCAGACAGCGCGCAACTGCTCTTCCCGCCATTCGCAACGCATCTTCCATAATTTCCGATACCACCAGTCGGCGCACAGCATACGCGCCAGCGAACCCGGAATGAGTTCATAGGGCACAGGTTTGCGGCGGTTTCTTTTCCGGCGGAGTTGCTCAAACGCAGGCGGTATGACATCCAGTCGCAGGGTTTCTGCTGCCACCTTTTCCCATGTCTTGCGGATTTCTTCCGGCTTAACATCATCGGAGGCGTACAAATCACCACAAGCGGCATCAAGACACATGCTCATATGCGCAGCGACAAGGGTGGATAGGCGTTTCACCTGATCCTGACTCATTTCAGGCAGGATCAGCAGACCGTCCAGCCCTTCATGGCTTGCCATAAAACGAAAAGATGCAGATAGCTGGCTGTCGCGTACATGCTCCAGTCGTTCCAGGCATGGCTTAATCGTCTCACGCAAATAGCGGGAATAAGCCTTTGGCCTGCCCAGGTTGCTGAAGTATTTAATACGTTGCATCAGCGGCTTGCTGATATGGGAAGGCTGGGCGTTGACATCCGCCAGAATGACCATGTCTGGATTAAAACGCTGCTGCTCATGCGCCAGCTTTGCCCGGCTAATTAGCTTATCCTGCTCCATTTCGCGCTGGACAGGATCACGGGATTCATTAAAGAAATAACGCTCCCAGACCTGATCACTCAGTGCCTCGCGGCGCAGTTGTTCCTGCTCGTTATCGGCAGCGTACAGAGTGATCAGGTTTGAAAGCGCAGAAACCGGCGCAACTTCCGCCGGGTCCAGATAAGGGTTAATGGCCTTTTTCGGGCTGTTCCATGAGAATGCTGCGGCAGCCTCGTTAAAGCCGCAGCAGTTGTTCATATCGGCATGACTCATGCACGTACTCCGTACACGGCAGAACTGTCCACGCCACGCGAATAATCAAATCCCACCCAGCAGCGCGGCCCGGAAACAGCAATGATTTCTGTTGCTGATTTACCCTCGCCAGCTGCCACACCGATGTTGCGTTTTGCCTTGATGTAGTGGTGAGTAAAATTGCGATACAGCGAACGGATCAGGGATGTGTCACTGTTAGAAACAATGACCGGATGTCCTTCTGATGACCGATGTTCAAGAACGGATGCCAGGTGATACTGGTCATCTTCAGTGAAGCCGTCAGTGTGATAACCGGAAAACGTGCCGTCATACGGCGGATCGCAATACACCACATCCCCCGCCTTCAACATCGCCAGCGTTTCATCAAAGCTGGCGCAGATAAACGTTGCCCGCTGGGCTTTTTCTGCAAATGCGCGAATTTCTTTTTCAGGGAAATACGGATTTTTATAATTACCGTAGGGAATGTTGAAATGCCCGCTCTTGTTATAGCGACATAAACCACGGTAACCGTGACGATTGAGATACAGGAAATATACCGCTTTCATGAAATCAGTAATTTCAGTGGAGTAATTAAACTCCTGCCTTATGTTGTAATAAGCCACCTCCCTGTTTGCGATCTCAAATAAAACTCTGGCGCGAGATATAAACGATTCACAATCAGCGGCAACCTTTTTATAGAGGTTGATTAAATCAGGATTAATATCCGCAACCAGATAGCTGGGGTAATCCGTCTCCATCATCACAGCACAGGAACCCGCGAAAGGTTCAACCAGTCGCGGGCCAGCAGGAAGGTGTTTTTTCAGTTCGGACATAATGGCGGTTTTATTTCCCGCCCATTTCAGGATGGTGCTCATACAGCACCTCCGTTGTAATGTTTGCCTTTCAGCTCTGCGATTTCCTGACAGGTAATGCAAAGCTGCACACCTGGAATGGCGCGGCGGCGTGCTGGCGGAATTGGCGCTTCACACTCAATGCAAAGCACGCGGGACACGCCCGGCGTTTTGGCACGGGCAGCACGGATATGGCGCTGGCGTTCTTCTTCAACGCGCTGCTGTACAAGATCCATTGCATCAGCCATTAGTGGATCTCCTGCGCTTCGTTCTGGATTGCTTCAGCAGTTACACGCAGTAGTTCTGCTGCTTCGACGTGGTTTAGCTGGCGGGATGTGATATGACACGCCAGGCTATCAAGGCGAGCTGCCATTGCTTCAGCCCTTGCCCGGCGTTCTTCCAGACGAGCCTCTGTCAGTAAAATATTAAGCCCTGCATCATCCGGTCCGGTTTTAGTCGTGAGGGTTTCAATATTACGCATAATCAATTCTCCTGAATTTAGATAAAGGGATACCCGGCGGGTTTACGCCATTAATTTCATTAGTTGGTTAATTCGGCATGGTTAGCCGTCTGGGAAATAAGCTCACCACTGCACGAAAATGATTCATTGCTTTAATCAACTCCCGCTTTTCGTCAGTGGTCAGCTCATTAATGCTGATGCTATGACGTTCAGCTGGAATTTTTGCCATAAAGAATATAGCAGCCAGTGCCCGTTTATTTTGTTCGTTATTGATATCCCGTGGATCACGCATATCTTTAATAAACCGCTCAAGCTCTGACTCAATATTCAGGCCAAATACTTTCGCCCTTAACTCCGCAATATGGTTAAGTCCATTCAGGCGTTCACCGGGGCTTAATGGAACAGTCGCCGCAGCGCCTTCAATAGCCATTTGTTCCCCCGTTTTTTCGTAGATAGTTCTGCCAGCAATTCATCTTGTGAACGGCACGGATGCCAGCGTTTACCATCCTCCCCCATGATCCAGCCGTGACCGTAGTGCATTGCCGGGCTTTGTTTTACCAGCAGCGATGCAAATGATGGTTCTTTCGTCAGCATAAGCACCTCACAGCAAACCGAATGACGCACCGAGGCCAGTTACAGTATCAACTGCACTTGCCATCGCAGGATTAGCCTGTAAACGGGCCTGCAATGAAACAGCCGCCAGCGCCATCAGTCGTGTTACAGAGTTAATGCTGCTGATAGCATCACGACGACCTGCACTGGTTTTTACATCGCCAGATACCGCACCTGCAGCAACACGCCCGATCTCTGCAGTTGCACTCATGACGTAATGCGGCAGTTTCTCTTTTGCCACCTCATTAATCGGAACACATGGCAGACAATGAATCTGTGCCAGAAAACCGTCTACCAACGTTGAATCTTCAGTCAGATCGGTAAGCAACCAGATTTCTGGTGCGGTGAGCTGATGCGGTTGATCTGGATTGAGTTTGTTTCGCAGTGTCTGAACATTCATTCCTGCACGTTCTGCCAGCTTTGCCATATTGTGACGTAGTGCAAAAGCTCTACAGGCTTCATCAAAATGCGGATGTTTGGAAATCTTGTAATCAAACATGCTGCCCCCTTAGAAAGTTCTCATAATTGAACTTAGTCACCAACGATGACATTAAAGTTGAAATTGGATTGGCCCATGTTTTTCCTGACTTGTTCCTTTTTGTACTCAAGGTAACGTATACATACTCTGTCTTTCGGTTTTTCTTTTCTTTCCAAGAATTTAGCGAGTTTACCATTATGAATCATTTGATATACCGAACCGCGAGAGCGGCCTTCCCATTCCGCGAACTCAGCTGGTGTCGCCATCACTTTTGGTACACGAATTGAAATGTCGTTGCTCATAGTGCAGTATCTCTCGATTAAGGTTTGGTTTACGTCGTTTTATCTTGTTTTATTTGATTCAATATTTGATACACCAAGATACTACGATCCAATATTTGATACGTCAACAGGATTAAAAAATGATACAAGTAAAAGCTGGCGAGAATACAGGGGGAAGAGAGGCTATCCATAGGCTAATGGCAGCCTATGATTTCAAGTCCAGACAGCAACTTTGCGATCACTTGGGCGCATCAAAAAGCACTATGGCAAACAGATACTTAAGAGATAGTTTTCCTGCAGAATGGGTGATTCAGTGCGCTTTGGAAACAGGAGTTTCTTTACTGTGGCTAACTACCGGACAGGGCGATCCAGGTTCAAACATTGACCCTAAAAAAAATATCAATTCCGTGAACTCTAGCAAAGTTAAACCTCTTTCGGAGCTTGTATCTCCTGAAATTGACAAGGCAACTCTCAACGGAGGTTTGCTGATCGATGCTGGAAAAGCAATCATTGATAGCAGCATACTCCCCTCAGACTCAAGCAACCTGCTGCTGGTGACTACTTCTGGTGATTCTTATTTAATAGATCGCAACCAAACACCACCAGTAAATGGTACGTGGTTAGTGGACATCGACGGGATAAAAAGCATTGTAAAATTGACACGACTCCCGGGAAACAGATTAGTAGTGCATCAGGATGATTCATCGTTTGAGTGCGAACTGGATGACATTGAGGTAATAGGCCGCGCACTGAAAATCATTAAGAGCCTTTGATATGACCATCAGAAAACAGCCGAACGGAAAGTGGTTATGTGAATGCTACCCAAACGGGCGAGATGGCAAACGCGTACGCAAACAATTTGCGACGAAAGGCGAAGCCATTGCGTTTGAGAATTTCACCATGGACGAGGTAAACAAGAAACCTTGGCTGGGAGAAAAGGAAGATCGGCGACACCTATCAGAATTAATTGAGCTGTGGTATTCCCTGTATGGTCAAACACTCGCAGACCCCAAGCGACTCATGGCGAAACTTGGAATTATCTGTAATGGTCTGGGCGATCCCATCGCTTCAGAGCTGACTGCCGGTGACTTTACGAAATACCGCGAAGCACGGCTAAAAGGTGAAGTGCGAAATGAAGATGGCACGCTGATGTCGCCCGTTAAGCCCCGCACGGTAAACCTTGAACAGCGCAATCTATCATCTGTGTTCGGTACATTAAAAAAACTAGGACACTGGTCAGCACCAAACCCGCTGGCAGGACTTCCGACCTTCAAAATTGCCGAAGGTGAGCTGGCTTTTCTTTCCACGGACGAAATCAAGCGCCTGTTGGCGGCATGTGCTGAATCTCAAAGCCCTAGCTTACTAATGATTGCAAAAATATGCCTGGCTACTGGCGCACGGTGGAGTGAAGCCGAAAATCTGCAGGGCCATCAAATATCGAAATACCGAATTACTTATACAAAAACAAAAGGCAAGAAAAACCGTACTGTGCCGATATCTCAGGATCTGTATGATGAACTCCCCAAAAACAGAGGAAAGTTATTCACGCCATGCAGAAAAGCCTTTGAGCGGGCAGTAAAGCGGGCCGGTATTGACCTACCGGAGGGCCAATGCACCCACGTGCTTCGCCATACATTCGCCAGTCACTTTATGATGAACGGCGGAAACATACTGGTACTGCGTGATATTTTGGGTCATGCCGATATAAAAATGACCATGATTTACGCCCACTTTTCGCCCGATCACCTTGAAGACGCGGTGACTAAAAATCCTCTTTATAATTTGTAGTGGAGACCTATTGTGATTCAAAAATTAGATATTCAATCTGATGCGGTTGCAAAGTTAAGAATGGATGCTATTCGTTCAGAAATCCAAGGTTATTCCCCTGATTTATTTATCGAATTCTGTATGCAATATAACTTACAAAAATTTGAAGATAATATCCACATGTTACGACACATGCCTTGGATTGTTAATTTATGTCTAAAGTGGTCTGCGTCAGTAACTGGCAAGAATAAAAAATTCAAAATCCTCGATAAAAATCAAGCAATAAAACTCTTCCAAAAAACTTATGAAACCTTGAACATTATTCCTATCGGTCTTGAGAGGAAGAATGGCATGCATTTCTTCATTAGAAATAATCTATACCAACAAGGAATCTACCAGAAAATTGACGCTCTAAACACAATTAGCAGACAAGTCTTTCTATTTTCAGAACTTGAAAAAAACCATAAAATAAAGACAAGTTTTTTTACTATCACGAATGTATCTATCGAAGACTTTCTTAAGCTATCTTACATATTAATAACTCACATAACAGAAGAGCATCCCGTGAGAAAAATGAATGTAGATACATTTACTATATTATTTAACATCATTCCTAGAAATACCATTGAGAAATTTCTTGATGCAATATCAATAAATTACAATGAACTATCTACATTTTGCAAATCAAAAACCTATGATAAACCTTTGCTTGAATACTACTCATCATCACCTTTCCTTGAAAAACCATTAATAAAAAAAGGTTCAGAGTATTTTCAGATACACACACAACTGACTTCAACAAGCATACAGACGTTCATATATGATCTTTTAAGAAGAACTGATGCCGAGAAGTTCATGGATAGCTTTGGAAATGTATTTGAAAATGCACTGGAATTAATACTAAAAGAAAGCGAAATTGATTTTCATAACGAAAAATACCTTAAAGAACGACTACCTAAAGATAATAAAGTAGTTGATTATTTCATTCCACATACTGAGGCAAATATTTTCATTGATGCTAAAGGCGTTGAGATACACCAAAAAGGCATGGTAACATTACGCCCTGAGGATATTGCAGGAAAAATAAAGAAATCGGTATTAAAAGCAATCGAACAATCTCACGAAGTTAATCGAGAAATATACTCTAATGAGCGAATAATAGCTCCATTCAGGGCTAACTCATATATCATTTGCATTACATATAAAAACCTTTTCTTAGGCAATGGTAGTATCCTAGCTAATACTTATGCTAAAGATGAGATGAATAAGATATATGACAAGTTTAAACATAACTATCATATCCCTACAGAGAATATTTTTTGTCTATCATTTGAAGAGTTTGAATATCTCATTGCATCATGCAAAAGGTTTAAAATTCCGCCTCATGAAGTCTTGCAATCTGCAGTTGAAAAGAACAAAAAACCATCAAGTGCTGCTTTCCTATTTTCCCACCATATAGAAGACTATTTTGATAGAGTAGTCAATTCAGTCATAGTCAATGAGGCAGGCATTAAAATGGTAGATTCTATTATCAATAAATTAAAGCCTGAATAAGTCTCCCAAGCAAAACCAGTGGCGGCATTTTGGCGGCAGAGCATTAAAAATGCGTAAAACAGACAAACACAAAATAATACTAACATACTGATTTTAAACATAAGTTCATGTTTTTGTTATAGTAAAAATGGTATGTAGGAATTTCGGACGCGGGTTCAACTCCCGCCAGCTCCACCAAAATTCTCCATCGGTGATTACCAGAGTCATCCGATGAAGTCCTAAGAGCCCGCACGGCGCAAGCCCTGC